TTATATTATTATATCAGCATATTTAGTATCACTATCCCATAGTATTTCTTGTACCGAAAAATTTAGTAAATTACGTTTAGTCTCTATATCGTTACTGTTTAATATATTAACTAATTGTTTAAGTTTTTTATATTTTTCTTCTGGAGATATAATATTATTATTTAATTCTTCTTGTTTAAGGAATAATAATTCTTTTTTAAAATCTTCGTTTTCTTGTGTTAAAGTTTCTATTTTGCCTATTAATGGGGCGCTTGCTGTATTGCTTAAAATAGATATTTTGTCTATCAAATTATTTATTTTTGTTTTATTGGTTTGGATTGCTTTTTCTATGGTTTGAATTTTACCTTTTTGGCTTTTAGGTTCTTTGACTTCAATAGTTCTTTTAAATTCTTCAATGTCTAGTTTCACATATGAATTTAATGCTGCTTCTATTTGTTTGTCTAATATTTTTTGGCTAACTTGTTTGCAATCACAATAATTTTTGCCGAAAGATCTTCTGCCACTACAAACATAAACATAAGATATGCTACCATCTTTATTTTTGTGGTTATAGTTCACTGTCATAGATGAACCACATTTGGAACATCGCAAAGTGCCAGTTAAGTAACTAACTTGTGAATTTTTAGGTCGTGGTTTAGTTTTGGTTTTTTCTTGTATACTTTGGACTAGTAACCATAAATCAGAGTTTATTATCCCCTCATGTTTACTAACAGCATAAAACATAGATTTATCATTCCATCTGTGTTTACCATTAGTATAAGGTCGTCTATTGTAAGTTATTACACCATTAACCCCGTTCGGTTCTCCAAAAACTTCGCCAAAGTTACTAAGATATTTAATTATTTCTTTATCGCATTTTACATATATAGGTGAAGTTAAAATATTTTTTATGGTACTAAGACACCATTTAATATCTTTAGTGTCATATAACCATTTTTGAACTTTATGCATACTATTTGTAGATATGTATAAATTAAATATTTCTTTTACTATTTCTTTCTTAGCATTGTCTAATTTGAGGTAAGTTGCTTTTTTATTCCCTATATCAATTCTTTCAGTTGAATATCCAAAAGGAACATTGCCACCAGTCCATTTACCCGCTTTAGCCATTTCTTTCATGTTATCTTTTACCCTTTGTCTTATGTTTTCTCTTTCCATTTCAGCAAAAGAAGCTAATATCATCATTATTAATTTGCCAAGCGGTGTTCCTGGATCAAAACCTTCTGTTACACTTACAAGCTTTATATTTAATTTATTTAGCTTATCATATATATTTACGAAGTCAACTACGTTTCGTGCGATACGATCTATTTTATAACAAGCAATTATATCAAATTCATTATTCTTAGCTCTATTCATCATTATTTTAAAATCAGGTCTATTGGTGTTTCCGCCACTAAAACCTTCATCTTCAAATATTTCAAATTGAACATTAGATTTACGCCTTAAAAAATATTCTTTACAAATTTCAATTTGATTTTTTATACTTTCTCCCTTATCTGTTTCGATCGATTTTCTGCTGTATATGGCAACTTTCAATTCTAAAAGCCCCCTTTTTTATATTATTTGTCATTATTTTTCATTGATAAAACTTTTAAATCAATTGTTATAGCTTCTTTTATTATGTCCCAAATATCTTCTGGAATTTTGCTAACATCTTTAAGTGCATCTTGCTCAAGTAAAGTTGTAACAACATTATCTAAAGCAGCGTATTTTTCTCTTTTTAAAAAATATTCAACTGTTGCTGTTTCACTAAACCAATATTCAGCTGTTGTATTAAAAAAATTAGCTAATTTAGCAGCTGTTTTTTTACTTGCCACACGTCTTCCACTTTCAATATCGCCAATCACACTCGTTGATATATTTAATTTTTTAGCTAACTCTTGTTGAGTTAATCCTTTTTCAGATCTTGCGTTCTTTAGTCTTTCAGAAAATATAGTCAAAAATAATCACCTTCCTTATTTATATTGTACGATATATTTTATCGCATTTCAAGATAAATAAATTTACAATATGTGATTTTTAACGCATAATGCGATAAAATAAGCATGATGTAGAAAGGAAGATTTATTTTAAAATTTTGATTAAATATGAGAAAATTCAGAACTTTTATATTACCGCATTTTGCGTTAATATATACGCAAGGGGGTGAACAACACATGACTAGATTAAGAGAAGCAAGAGAAAAGGTAGGTTTAAGAAGAAATTTCGTTGCAAATAAACTAGAAATAAGCCCAGATCATTTAAATCTAATAGAAAGAGGGAAAACTCCTCTAAATTTAATAAGAACTGAAATTCTTGCTAATCTCTACAATATATCATTTGAGGAGATGGCGAAGATAGCACTTGATACTTTAAAAGGGGGAAAATAAATGGATGAAATTTTAGTTATGGAAGAAGAATTAAAAATTAAATTAGAAGAATTGAGGAATAAAAATGAACAACAAAGAAATTAAAGTGAGAATCATAAATAAAAGTGGAAGAGATTTAAACAAAGAGCTTGCTCAATATATAGCTGAACTTTATCTCAATGGTAGCTTGAAATTAGAGAGTGGACAACAAATAGCATTAGGAAGATAGTTTAACAATGGAGGTAATAACATGGAAAAGATAAGTCTAACTATAGAAAATGGACAACCTATAGTAAAAGAAATGGAAAGTAAATTACCAATTAGCCAGAATGAAGATGGGGAAATAATAGTAAGTGGTAGGAATCTTCACGATTTTTTAGAAGTTGAAAGTAAATATCAAGATTGGATTAAAAGAATGATTGAATATGGTTTTAATTTTGGAGTTGATTATGCAATAACAACTGAACTTTCTCAAAAAAAAGAGGGTTCAAGATTGGTTACAAGGGAGTTAAAAGACCATGCTATGAGATTGGATATGGCAAAAGAAATATCCATGCTTCAAAGAAATGAAAAAGGTAGACAAGCTAGAAAATATTTTATAGCAGTAGAGAAAAAATTAAAAGAAGTTATAGAAGATCCATACGAAGGATTATCTCCAGAACTTAAAGCGGTTTTTGTACTAGATAAGAAAACACAACAAATAGAAGAAAAAGTAAACAATCTAGAAAGTAATATGCCTTTATTTAATGTGGAATGTAAAGAACTACAAGCACTGGTTAGAAAAGCAGGTATAAGGGTTCTAGGTGGTTATAGAACACCTGCATATAAAGATAATTCCCTAAGAGGAAAAGTATATGCAGACATACAAGGACAGTTAAAAAGGCAGTTCGGAGTTAACAGGTATGAAGCAATAAAAAGAAGCCAATTAGATACAGCAAAAGAGATATTAGAAAATTATACAGTTCCTATATATCTTCAGGACCAGATAATAAATGTTAATAATCAAGTAAGTTTTTAGGAGGGAATATATGAAAAAATCTAAATGGCAAATAGAACTTGATAAAAAAATAGAAGCCCAAAATAAAAAAATAATGGGCTATGTAATAAATATTTTTATAAGTATGGTTACATCAATAATATTTACACTATTATTACTTAAAGCAGTAGGTAGTAAGTAAATATATGATTCCTGAAGTTGATATAGAAACTAATATAGGTACTATAACACTTTTATATATAAATTCCTTAGTTTCAAGCCATTCAAATTCTTTATAGTTTTGAGCCTCATAGCTAAGAAAAATATTAAAAATAGTATCGTCGCCATTATCACATTCAATATAACCCTTACTTTCTAAATACCATAAAATTTTATCAACTTCGGAATGAGTAAATTTTTTAGATAAATGTAGCATTAAAAATTTAGAACCGCTAACATAACCAATATCATTTTTAGCTTTATTTAAAGCTTTAAGTACTTGTTTTGATTTCCTATCTAACATAAGATTTCCCCTTTCAAAGAAATTTTACCACAAAGGGGATAAGCAATAAAAGGAGGATTATAAATGAATAAAAAAATAAAAACAACAGATTTAAATTTAAATGTTTCTACAGGAACAATACTTTATGTGGATATAGATATTTTTAGATTTCTATATGATTCAGAAATATCTTTTTTAATAATTGAGATTCTTGATAATGAGGGTTATGAATTTTATGAATCAGTTTGCATGATTAATTTACCAGAAAGTAAAACTATTTTGAGTCATAATGATTTAAAAATATTTGCACTAAATTGGATATTTAAAAATGTTGAAATAGTAAGGGAGATTTAAAATGTTGAGAAAGTTATTAAAAGAAAGGGGAATCAATCTAACAAAAGCAGAGTTTGGAATAGTAATGGAAATAGTAACAGATGATATTAAGTTCAATAGGATTAATTTTAAGAAGTGTACAAGCCTAGATTGTGTTTTAGACATTGCAATAAGAAGTGCAGATATATTTAAAAAATGTGCATAGAAAGAAGGTGTAAAAATGATAATTAAATTTAAAGATATTGGATATGCTAATGAAACTTTTGAAAAGAACATAAAGGAAATATCTTATGAAGAAATGGTTAGATGTGTTGCTCCATATGTTTGCAGCTCACCAAGTAGTATATGGTTTTCGTTTAGTAATGAAGAAAAAACTAAAGGTCATGTAAATGCAAATTTTCATACTATAGGATATTTTGAAATAAAAAAAGAGATGGCTTAAGCCACCAAAAAATTTAAATAAAAAATCGTTAAGTACAGTTTATAAGAAATTGAAGTATTTGTAAAGTTTAAAAGACATAATAGAATTTCTACAAAGTTAGGAGGGTCAAACCTTGAGTGACAATAAAAAATATTATTATCTAAGAATTAAAGAAAATTTTTATGATACAGAAGATATAAAGATTTTACAAAGCATGGATAATGGGTATTTATACTCAGATATATTAATGAAACTATATTTAAAATCACTTAAAAATGAAGGAAGGTTAATGTTTAAGGAACATATTCCATACAACCCTAAGATGGTTGCTACAGTAACAGGGCATAACATTGCGATAGTAGAAAAGGCTATAAAAGTATTTATAGAGTTAGGATTAATAGAAATATTAGACAATGGAGCTATTTATATGCTAGATATACAAAACTTTATAGGTAAGAGTAGTTCAGAGGGAGATAGAAAAAGAGCATATAGAAAGAAAATAGAAACGGAAAAACAAAATTTATTACCAAAAGGACAAATGTCTGACGAACGTCCACCAGAGATAGAGTTAGAGTTAGAGAAAGAGATAGAAATAGAGTTAGATATAGAGAAAGATACAGAGTTAGAGAAAAAGAAAAAAAAGAAAGGAAGTAAGAAAGAAGGTACTAAGAAAACTTACAATACAATAATTGATGAATATACAGAAAATGAAGAATTAAAAAATACCATATTAGAATTTATAAAAATGAGGACTCTAATAAAATCTAAAATGACAAATAATGCATTAGACTTAATGCTTAAAAACTTAAATAAATTATCTAATGATGATGATATAAAAATAAAAATATTAGAACAATCAATAATGAACAGTTGGAAAGGTGTATTCCCATTGAAGCAAGAATCCATAAAACAAAATTCAAGTAATACTGATTCAAGCAACGTATTTTTAGATATGTTAAATGGGGGTGTGTAAATGACACTAGAAGAAACTATAAAAATATTAAGCATTATAAAAGCAGCATACCCACAATGGGCTAAGGATTTAAAAGCTAGTGATGCTAAAATGATGGTTACTTTATGGAATGATATGTTACAGGACTATGAATATAATTTAGTTCAAGTTGCAATTAAGAAGGTTATAGCAACTAATAAGTTTCCTCCAAGTGTAGCAGAGGTTATAGAAGCTATAAACTATATAACTAGTGGTGGCAATTCAGAAATGACAGAAATTGAAGCATGGGGGCTAGTTAGAAAGGCTATTAAAAATTCTGCTTATAATGCTGAAGAAGAATTTAATAAGTTGCCTACAAAGATACAACAGACCATAGGAAGTCACAACATACTCCATAATTGGAGCCAAGAGAGTGTTAATGGAATAGAAACTGTTATAGGAAGTAACTTTATGCGAAGTTATAAACAAACAGTGATAAGAAAAAAAGAAGAAAAACAAATACCTACATCAATAAAAAAGATGTTAGGAAGTATAGGTCAAAAAACGATTGAGGGGGATAGGTAAATGACAGATATAAAACTATTTGAAAGATGGGTTAAAAATGCTTTAAAAAATACTTTTGTGTTTATTCCATGTAAAAAGTTTTTCGTGGTAGTAGATGGATACACAGGGTTTAAGATACCCAATAAACTTAGTAGTTATAAAAAAATAATAAGAAAGCAAACCTTCCAAAATTTAAAAGCTGGATTTGGTATTAGAGATGGTGAGATAAATAAATGGGACAATTTAGACATATTAGAATGGTTTGATATATCTAATAAAATAAAAGGTAAAATGTTGCCTCTTATATATGAAAGTGGCAATAAGATGCAAATATTTAAAGCAAATGATGAGCTTATATTTGTAGATAAAGAGCTATTAAAAAATATAAATATGGAACATTATGAAATCTATGCTGAAAATCCTATAACACCTTTAATATTTAAATCTGAGGACATAACCTATATAACACTTCCAATTAGGATGAATGACTTTAGATATACTATAAAAGAAAATGAGGAGAGCTAAAATGCAATTAATGATTTTAAAGAATAGTTCTAAATTAAGAATAAACAATGAACTATTAACATTAGAAAATCTTATAGATAAATTACAGGAAGAAGTAAAAGAATTAAAAGATGCTGCAGAAGATAAAAATAATATAGATCATATAGCTGAGGAAGCTTGGGATAGTTTGCAAATGTGTATAGAAGTTCTGGACAAGCTAGAGAGCAAACATAATGTAAATTTAAAAGCAACGTTAAATAAACATCATAAAAAAATCAAAGAGAGAGAATGGAAAGCTAAAAAAATGATAGTTTTCCAAGTATTTAATGATTATCATTAGGTCGAAATATGAAATAAAAATGTGAAGTTAAAAAATGAAAGTGAGGAAGTTAATATGAATAATTTAGAAAACAGTATAAAGGATTGTATTACAAAGGAGATTGAAAAAGGGATTATAGAAAAAGTAATTGCAGAACAATTAGAAAAGTGCATTGAAAAATCAATAAGTGATATGTTTAGTTGGGGTGGAGATGTAAAAAAGGTTGTAGAAGAAAAAGTAAAATCAGTTATGATTCCATATTTAGAAAATTATGATTACTCACAATACATTGTTAAGCTGGATAGTGTATTAACTGATGTATTAAAAAGTAGCACCTTAGAAAATAGAAATTTACTTGAAAATTTTAAGAATTTAATGGTAAGTGAAGATGGTTCAAGAGAGGTAAAAATAAGCGATATTTTCTCAGAGTGGAATGAATATTGTAAGTCCGAAATTGATAATGATGAATTAGATTTTGATTGCGGTGGTGCATATATTACTACAAGTTTTGATGTTGAAGAAGTTAGTGAAACATGGAGCAGTTATAAAACATTTATGGTTAGATTTGAATGTGAAGAAGATGAAAAGTTAAAATTTGAATTTAGCATACATGCATGGAAACCAGAAGAAGGTAGTAAATATACTAGTCAATATATGAAAACTACAGATTTAAGAAGTTTAAGATATTTAAATGATTTTGAAATACTTATGATGAGAATAAGTGAAGGTTATGAAAATATAATCTTAGATAGTGAAGGGGATAGTGAAGATATATTTATAGAATATGAAGAATAATACACAATTTGAAATTATTATGAAGGAAGAAGGTAATAAGAAAATGAGAGTTATAGATGCTGATAAACTTTTTGAAGAAATAAAATGCAACGATTTAGAGTTCATGCAACAGGCTAATTTGATGATTTGTTTGAAAAATATTATAGATAGACAACCAACAATTTCAAAACCTGTTGATATTACTGATAACAATATTGAATTAAGTACGAAACAACTTTAAGGAGGAATATAATTATGAAGTATAAAATGACATTAGGTGATTTTGGTTGTGAAATGCTAAAACCATCTGAAATTAAATTTTGGATTGAGAATGAGATTGGAAAATATGATACTAAATCAGAAAGAGCAGAAGAATGGTGTGAAAATGCGTCTGTTGGGGATGTGTATGATGATGATTTTGTTCATATTAAAGTAACTGACTAAGTAGTGCGTAATACAAAGATAAGATTCGGAAATGAAGTTATTGCGAGGTGAAATATAAATATGAGAGATTTAATAAAAGATATACCCAGTTTTTTATTAGGTGCTTCAATGGTCGGTTTCCCTGTAGGTTATGTTGTAGGAGGTTATCTAAGTAAAAAATTTTATAAAAAGTGATAATTCACTTTTCAAAGATTATATCCATGAATGAAATTATTATGTAATAAAAAAGGATGGTGATTTTTAAAATGGAAAATAAAAAAATGATTGAAGATGGTGTTTGTCCACATTGTAATAAAAGAATGAGTTACGAAAATGGTGAAAATGGATATATAACAGAATATTGGTGGGAATGTGAAGAGTGTGGAAGAAGTTATGATGAAGATACTGGTGAAGACATAACACAATATGAATTTTGGGACTTGGATTGTTAGTGTCACAATTCAAATATTTTGTGAAGGAGTGAATAAAGATGATGAAAGCAACCCCAAAATTTGATAAAGAATCTGATAAATGGGTAATTGATATTGAAACAGAAGATGGAGAAGTAATTCCAGTAGGACATACAATAGAAGAGTCTATCGGGCTATTTGAAATATGTAAATGGGATAGTGAAGAACAAGCAGAAGAGTGGATTAAAGCAAGATCAGAAAAATTTTATATTTAAAGGAGAATAGCAAATGGTAGATGTAAAAGCTTTAAAAATGTGGAGTATAAGTATATCAATATTAGGTGGGAAATCAATAATACTAAACTAACATTAGGATAGTTGATAATTTAAAAGGAGTGAAATATATGGAATATATAAAAGAAATTAATATAAATGAGGCAGTAGTTCACATACTGGACAACAATAGCGAGGAACCAGTATTAAATGAATATAAATTAAGATTGGATGATGAATGTTATAAATATATATTAAAACATATAGATAAATGTCTAAAGGATGAAGAATTAAAATATGCAAAATTTAATGAAGAGAAAAATGTAGTAAAAGAAATTTCACAGGAATATTTAAATGGCCAGAATGATTTATTAGATGTTTCTAAGGAACTGGCTAAACAACTTTTTATATTGATGAAAGGCAATGATAATATATCTTCTTGCGATTTAATGATAGTTTCTATATCAACAGAATATGGCCCAATGTTAGCCATATTAAAAATGGATTATGTTAAAAATTATATTCATGTAGTGGATATGGTAGAGGATAAAGTAGGTATAGATATAGTGCCAGAGTTTACGGGATTACCTGCCAGTGCTCAAAAGATAGAAAAGTGTGCATTTATAAAACCTATAAGAGAAGATCAAGAATTTAATTTAATGGTTATAGATAAGCAGAAAAAAAATAAAATTAGCGAGGAATATGGATCAAATTATTTTATAAATAAATATCTAGGGTGCAGCATAATAGAAAATGAAAGGGATTCTACAAAAGCATTTGTACAAGCTACGGAAAAGTGGTCTAAAATCAATTTGAATGAAGATGCAGCAACATCAGAAAAAATAATAAGAACAGTAGGAAAACTATTAAAAGAAAAAGATACTATAGACATAGAAGAAGTTTCTAATGATATATTTGGCGAAAATTCAGATGCTAAATTAAATTACCAAGGATTTATCGCAGAACAGGGTATAAAAGAAAAAATAGATGTAGACAAAGAATGGGTAGATAAAAAATTTAAAAGAATAAGATTAAAGATAGATAGAGACATAGATTTGTATATAGATAAAGAATCCTATCATGATGATTCAAGGTTTGAGGTAAAAAGAGTAGGGGATGGATCAGTAAATATAGTAATTAAAAATGTTTATAATTATATGCAAAAGATAAGTGGAAAATAATAATATAAATTAAAACTAAATAGGTGTAAGGATTAAAATGTATATTCTTGCACCTTAACTGTATTAGTATATTAGAACTGTATAACATTAAGAAGGGGTGTTATAAGTGGCTAAAAAACAAGAAAATGTCTTGATTGATGGACAGGTAAGTATTTGGGAAATAAATAAGACAATTAAGAAAGGCAATGATAAACCAGTTATAAAATTAGAAAATAAAGAAATAAAAATAGACAATATGGATCAAACAAAAATAATAGCAAAATATAAAACATATGAGAATCTAAATAGAATAATAGGATATGTTGGTGGAGCTTTAGGGATAGAAGTTAAGTATAAAGATAGATTTGAAACAATTTATGTAAATAAAAAAGGTGAAGAAGAATTTGTAATTAAGAAGAAATCAAGTGTTCTGCCTTGGGATAAGATTATTTATTTTAGAGAAGATTTAGAAATAAATAATATACAGAAAGAAAAAATAAAGAAAATAAAAGGACAGGCTCTAAAAAGACCAGGAGACGAAAATATAATTTTTAATCAGGGCAATAAAGTAATAAGTGTAATAGAAAATGGCTGGATATTGGAATATGACAACATAAGGATAGTAGATATAGAAAAGTACAAAAAAATAAATGCAAATAGTATAAATCAAGATCTTAGAAAAACTTTAAAGCTAGGTAATATAGTTGAAACAGAATATAAAGATGACATTATACAGGGAAAAGTAGTCCACATTTATAATAATGGATATACTTGCAACATAATTGAAGGAAATAGATATATACCTATTCCTATATGTGGAATTAGGCAGGTGATAGCTTGAGTTGGATAGATGAAATATTAGATAGAGCATTAGAGAATGTTAAAAAGGATTTAAAAGAAAAAGACAAGCCTTTAAAAAGATATAAAAAAAGAGTTAAGAATAGAAACATCTTGTATAAGAAAAGGATGAAACTAGGTAGGGTAAAAAGAAAAGTAAGAGGTGGTAATCGTGGAGGAAAATAAAAAAAGATTCATGGATTATGCAAATTTAAGATTAAAGCAAAAAGAATATAAGAAAAGATTATTGTATTCAGATATTGCAGATTTAAGGATTAAGAGTATTGAGAAATCAAGAAATAGAAAAAATGGTCAGTTCTAGGAGGGAGCATTGTGTTAAATAAAATATTAGGAGCTATTGCAATATTAACTTTTATATGGTTAGTGGCATTTAAAAAGATAGATAAAGAAGAAAATTCAATGTGCAAATTTAATTGTGAATATTGTGGTGAGAATGGTGTTTGTGGCATAAAGAAAGGAGCGACAAAGAGCTATGATGAATAAAAAAATTTATGAGAGATATAAAAAAAGTGTAGAGAATGATTTAAGAAATTATCCATATTGGTTGTTGGCCATAGAAACTCCAGGTCTAGGTTCTCCAAATAGGTGGGGACAAATAAAGCAGAATGGATACTCTCATACAAGTACTGTAGAAGAAGATATGTTAAGGGACATGGAAAAGAGTTGGAAAGTTGATGTAATAACTAAAGTATTAGGACAGTTAGATCCTAAAAGTAAAAAAATAATTGAAGAGTGGTATTTTAGAGATATTATGACAAGAGAAGAAATACAAGTGAGCTTAAATTTAGATAAAAATAAGTTTTATTACTATAGGAATAGGACTTTAAAAAAATTTATGGCAGCTTTAAATTATATTTAATAAATAAAAAGTTAGAAAAAATCAAGAAAAATTAAAGAAAAAATTAATGCAACAAAGGGAAAGGTAATATATCATATGATATAAGGGTTAAAAGCCCACGCAGGGAACTTATCGTACAGTAAGGCAACTGCGAAAATAAAAAAACAAACATATTGTGTATGTACTAAAGGGCACTTGGAACAGACTTTTAATCTGTAATCCAGGTGCTTTTTACATACCTGTAAAAGTACAGGAGATTATATCAAAAGGATGTGAGGATATGCTAAGTATGTATACAAGTTATATATGTATTTATTGTAAGAAAGAATTTGTTTTATTAACAGAAGAATTACAAAATACAAAAGGATACTTAGTATGTCCTTACTGTTCTAGTAGAAAAGTTAAGAAAGAAAAAATAACAGATAGCTTAAAAGAGTGTATGGGACATAGTAGTTATAAGAAAATAAAAGGAACAATAAGGCAGGTGAGATAGTTGGGGATAAAAAGGCCTGCTAAACCAATTACTAGTACAACTAAAGTATTAGATATACAAGACTATCTCAGATACAAAAATGAAAGAGATTATGTATTATTTATACTAGGAATTACAACAGGGTATAGAGCAGGTGACTTAGTTAAATTAAAGGTTAGAGATATTAAAGAAGCTTTAAAGAGAAATGAATTTACAATTTATGAAGGAAAGAAAATGAATTGTAAAAACATAAAAGACAGAAATAAAAAACCGAGATCGGTTGAAGTACTTCCTAAGCTAGCTAAAATATTAAAAGATTGGATTAAAAATAAAAAGGACTATGAATATGTATTCCAATCTAGGAAAGGTATTAATCAGCATATAGGAGTGCAAGCGGTAAGTAATATATTAAAAGAGGCAGGAGAATATTTCGATTTAAATGATATAACTGCACATAGTATGAGAAAGACGTATGCATATAAAATATACATGGAAAGTGATAAAAATATAGTTGCAGTTAAAGAGTTATTGGGCCATAGAAGTATAGAAGAAACTAAAAAGTATATAGGACTAGATAAAGAAAAGTATCATCAATATTCAAAATCATTAGAGGAATATATTAGATGATATTTTATTTTTTTTATTAGTCAATGTTTAAAAAATTATATAGTAAGTATTGAAGGTATAAAATTAAGTGCATATATTAGAAGTTAATTTTTAGAATGAATGTGCTATTCACATATATAATTAAACATTCGACCTTATTTTGATGATACATAGTAAAGCTAGATATATCAATACTTAGCAAGTGTTTTGTTAATAAATGTTATTCTGTGTTTTCATACTGAATTTAAAGAGTTAGGAAATATGAAAGAATAGCGTAGCACTTTACAAAGCAAGTGCTACGATAATGAGGTGAAAAAGTTGGCGAGAAGTGATAGCTTTGAAGACATAATCGAAAGCCGTCTAGATGAGATAGAACAATGGGTTGAACATAATAATACTGACAAGGAAATAGCCGAGAAACTAGGGGTTGCATATTCCACATATAGGAAATATAAAAGCACTAGCGTAGCACTTAAGAGCCGGATTGCTACGGCAAAAGATAAGAAGAATCAAGAAGTTGAAAAGGCATTGTATAAATGTTGTATTGGATATCATTATTATGAAGATGTAGTAACGAAAGTTAAAACAGAAGAATTAATTGATGGACAAATAATAACAAATGAAGATGTTAAGATTAGTAAAGTTAAAAAATACAAAGGCCCTGAGTTAAATGCACAGAAGTATTGGTTAAATAATAAAGAGAAAGCTAAGTGGAAGGAAGACCCACACAAAGTTTCTAATGATAAGAAGGTTACTAAAATGAAAGAAAGAGAAGTAGAATTAAAAGTTAAGATGATGGAAGGGTTGGAAGAATAAATACCTATTTATAAAAGGTGTAGCAGATGTAATAAAAGAATACCTTCGGGAACTGTGTGTTCATGTAAAGATAAGAGATATAAAGAAGAAGATAAATACAAGAAGGATACTAAAGAAAAACAATTCTATTCTAGCGAAGAGTGGAGCATAATGAGAGACAAGGCGAAGGATAAGTACAAAGGAATAGATATATATAGTTATTATGTACTAGGCATAATTGAATACGGACAAACAGTTCATCATATAGAACCAATAAAAAAGAATTGGAATAAGAGATTAGATATTAATAATCTTATATATCTTACTGAAAGCAATCATAAGAAGCTACATTATAGAATGGATCATGGAGAAGAACAGGAAGTTATTAAAGAACTATACGAACTTATAAAGAAATTTGAGAAAGAAATGATAAATTAATATAATAAATATTTTTTATTTATTATAAAGCTATAGGGGGTATAGAAAAATGTTTTGAAAGATCTCTTCTAGACCGCATCCCTAATGTTCTTTCCGCAAATTTCCCAATAAAAAATTAGAAAGGTAAATTTTAAAAAAGAAAGAAGGTGAAAAATAATATATGTCAAAAGCAAGAGTCCCATTAGAAATGCAAAAAAAACATTTAACACATGAAGAAAAAATTCAAAAAGAACAAGAAGAAGAAATTTTGACATTAGGAAAAGACCAATTAGAAAATCCACCTTCTTGGCTTATAGATGGCATTGCAATAGGAGAATTTAAAAGGATAGTTAAAGAAAATGAGAAGGTTAATATAATTGGTAACTTAGATGTAAATAATTTAGGTGCATATTGTAATTCATATTCAATGTACTTAAAAGCAACAGAAGGACTTAAAGGTAAATCATTAGTTTTAAGGAAAATAACAAAGAATGGACCTATAACAGTGGAAAATCCATTAATTAAAGTTCAGAAAAATTATGCAGAAGAAATGAGAAAATTTGCTTCACTATGCGGAATGACTATTGACAGCAGATTGAAATGTGCGACAGTTAAGACTACTAAACAGCAAGAAGATATAGTAGATGAATTCGGGGATATTTAATGACAATTAAAGAAGAGCTGATTCAATATGCTAATGATTGTATTAACAATAAAGTTATAAGTGGTCAAAAACATAAGTGGGCATGTTTAAGGTTTTTAGAGGACTTAAAAAAGTCAGAATTAAATATATTAAAAGAACCTTTTAATTATTACTGGAATGAAGAAGAAGCTTCAAAAATAGTTAAATGGTTTTCTTATTTAAAACATAGCAAGGGTGTATTAGCAGGTAAGTTTATAGAGTTAAACATCTGGCAAAAATTTTGTTTGTGTCAAATTTATGGCTGGGAGCATAAAGAAACTCATTTAAGAAGATTTACTAAAAGCTTTATTGAAGTTGCTAGAAAAAATGCTAAATCTCAAATGGAAGCTGGCGTTACTTTGTATGAAATGTCAGTTAGAGCAACTAGAAATAGAGAAATCTATGAATGTTATTGTGCTGGTGTAAAAAGAAAACAATCAGAAGTTATATTTAATGAATGTAAAAATTTATTACGTGGCTCACCACTGAAAAAGAAATTTAAAATAAATAAAGGGACAATAATTCACATAAAAACAGGTAGTACATTAGAGCCGCTAAATAAACAGGATGGTAAAGAAGGGGATGGTAGTAATCCAGCGTTACTGGTATTGGATGAATACCATCAACATAAAACTACTGAATTTTATGATTTAGGGTTAGGTGGGAATACTAAAGAAAGTCTGCTTATGATAATAACTACAGCGGGAGTAGATTTAACTTATCCATGCTTTACTCAAGAATATTCGTATTGTTCAAAAGTATTAGACCCTAACATTGATATAATTAATGATGAATATTATATTGATATTTGTGAAGTTGACGAAGATGATGACGAAGATAATGAAGAAAATTGGCATAAAGCTAATCCTGTAAGAATGACTTATGAAGCGGGTATTAAAAAAATTAAAGAAGAATATAAGATTGCTAAAGAAATACCCGAAAAAATGAGTGCTTTTTTAACTAAATGCTTAAATAAGTGGGTGCAAGCTAAAAAGAATGGTTATATGGATATGGCTAAATGGAAAAAATGTGAAGTTGAAAAGATACCATATAACTTGAAAAATAGAATAGTATATGTTGGATTTGATATGTCAGCGAAGATAGATTTAACTTCGGTGGCTTTTATTATACCTATTTTAAGCAATGAAATAGATAAAACAGGTAAAAAAATAGTTAAATATTTATGCTTTTCACATTCATTTATACCAAATCGAGAAAAGTTAAGAGAAAGAACTAAGATAGACAAAGTTCCTTATGACGCATGGGAGCGATTAGGATATCTAACTATAACTGATACAGAAATAGTAGATCAGCAACAAGTTATTGAATATGTTTTAAAAACTTGTGAAGAAAATAAGTGGAAAGTCGATACTTTATGTTTTGATCCAGCAAATGCAAGTAAAATTATGATGGATTTATCAAATGAAGGATATGCTGTTGAAGAAGTGTATCAATCACATAAGTCTTTAAATGAAAGTACTGCTGGATTTAGAGAGCAGGTTTATTGTAAAAATGTTATTTATACAAATAATCCATTACTTAACTTTTCTATGAGTAATGCAGTAATAAAACAAAATAATGGACTTATCAAAATAGATAAAGATGCAACAATAAAGAGAATAGATCCAGTTGATGCTATGTTATGCGCTTTTAAGTTAGCATTATATCATGAATTTGTAGACACTGCTGATGTTGATGAATGGCTTGATAGTGATGAATGGTAAGGAGGTGAAAAATGAGAATAATAAATAAAGTTAAAAAAATATTTAAAAATGAAGTTGAGACAATAGGTACTAATCCTACTTTAGAGGAACTAAAGGAGTTTTTTAACAGCAATATTGAAGAGATTGCAAATAATAAACTTACAAGTACAAGTTATTATTCATGTATGCAAATAAGATGCAATGCTATAGCTAAATTACCATTGAAACTTATGCGAGAAACTGAAAAAGGATCAATAAAAGCAAAAGAACATAATTTATATAAACTTTTAAAGAAAAGGCCTAATCCTTTTACTAATTCACATGATTTCATTTGGGCTACAGAATTTAATAGACTAGAATATGGCAATGCTTTTTGGGTTATGGATGCGAATATTCGAGGTCAAATACAAGCTTTATATTTATTAGATAGTAGAAAAGTAACTATTATAGTTGATAATACTGGAATTTTGAATAATAAAAATGCAGTTTATTATATTTATGAAGATGAAAAACAAGGTCAAATTATTTATACAAGTGATGAAATAGTACACTTTAAGAATTTTAGTATGAATGGATTAAAAGGTACTAGCATTAAGAAATATATAGCTGATACAGTAGAAAATGAACAATATTCAGCTAAATTATTAAAAGATAAATATAAAAATGGACTTCAGGATCCTATTATCGTTCAATATATAGGTGATTTGAATGATGCTAAACAACAAAAAATAAAGAAAAAGTTTGCTGATATGGGTGGTGCTAAAAATGCTAGTAAGGTTGTACCAATCCCAACAGATTTCAAAGTAGAACAATTAGAAACTAAACTTGTAAACAGTCAATTTTTTCAATTACAAGGTCTTACTACAAGACATATTGCTAATGCTTTTGGTGTAAAAGGCTTTCAACTTAATGATATGGAAAAAAGTACTTATAACAATATCGAACAACAAAATAAAGCTTTTTATAGTGATACCTTACAAAATTCTTTAACTACTTATGAACAAGAAATGAATTATAAACTACTAACTACAGATGAACAAGAGAAAAAAGGATACTACTGGCAATTCAATGTTGATAGTATTTTAAGAAGCGATTTAACAAGTAGAACAACTTCATATCAAGCTGGAATTAATACAGGATATATGACAATAGCAGAAGTTAGAGAAAAAGAGAATTTACCTTACATTGAAGGCACTGATAAATTAATAATAGGGAATGGTGCAAGCATACCATTAGAAGATTTAGGAAAGCAGTATAGAAAAGGGGGTGAGAATATTGAGAAAGATTAATTGTACTGTTTTTGATAAAAAATCTAATAAATTAAAAAATGTTGGATTTATGGAAATAAAAAATAGTAGTAATGGAAATGGAGAGCTATATTTATATGGAGATATAGTAAGTGATCAATGGGGAAAGTGGTCAGATGATGATACTTGCCCACAAGATGTAGCTAATTTTTTAAAAGAATTAAATTCTTTTGATAATTTAGATATTTATATTAATAGTGGTGGTGGGTCTGTATTTGCTGGAATTGCTATCTATCATCAATTAAAAAGACATAATGGCTTTAAAACTGTTCATATTGATGGAATAGCAGCTAGTATTACTAGTGTAATTTCATGTGCTGGTGATAAAGTTATTATACCTAAAAGCGCACAGTTTATGATTCATAAGCCAACAGCTAGTTACTTTTGGACTTCACTTAATGCTGATGAATTAAGAAAAGAAGCTGATACCTTAGACATATGTCAAGATTCAATTAGAAATATTTATATGGAGAATGTAAAAGAAGATATTACAGAAGAAGAAATAAATAATTTAATTAATGCTGAAACATGGTTTACTGGTGAAACAGTAACAGATTATTTCAATTTTGAAGTTGAAGAAAGTTCAGAAAAGGTAGCTAGTACAAGTCAATTTTATGATAAATATAAGAATACTCCTAATAAATTATTAAAAAATAAAATAATAAAAAATAATGAACATAATGAATTAAAAAATAAACTACAAACTGAGCTAGATTTACTTAGTATGTAGTTTTTTTTATGTAAAAAATTAAAAAGGAAGTGTATTAAATGAAAAAATCTTTAGAAATGAGAAATAAATTAGAAGGTTTAAAAAATGAAGCGCAAGCTTTATTAGATGAAAATAAAGTTAAAGATGCACAAGATAAAATGGAAGAAATTAAAGACTTAAAAAATGCTATTGGCATTCAAGAAGCTTTAGAGAAAGAAGAAGAAGAAGTACTTGTAGCTGAAAATAATATTAACAATGATCCAAAAGATAATAATAATGAAATGCCAGAACATAAAGCTAAAGAAAATGCTAATTGCATAAGGGCCATGATAAAAAAAGTTACTGGAAGAAGTCTAACAGAAGCTGAAAATGCTTTATTAGTTCAAACTCCACAGACTAGCGCAGGAAATGGGGAAGGCTATCTACTACCAACAGATGTTTCAACTTTAATTCACAAAAAGATAAGAGAATATAGAAGTTTAAGGGATGCAGTAGGATATATGCCTGCTGGTGCATTAACAGGATCATTCCCGGTAGAAGATTTTGAAACAGTATCAGAACTTATTGATTTTACAGATGGTACAGACGGAGGCGATAGTGATGATATTAAATTTAAAAATGTATCTTATGCTTTAAAGGAAAAGGCAGCATTCATTAAGCTATCTAATACTTTATTAAAAATGACAGATAATGCTTTAATATCTTATGTAGTTGAAGTTTTTGCTAAAAAAGCAGTTATAACAGAAAACAAGATAATTATTACTAAATTAAAAGAGAATAAAAAAGTAAAAGAATTAAAAGGTTGGCAAGACTTAAAGAAATCCTTAAATATAGATTTAGATCCAGCAGTTTTATTTGGTACTGTAATTGTGACTAATCAAACTGGATTTGATTATTTAGATGGAGAAGTAGATAAACAAGGTAGGCCAATTTTATCTGATGATATTGCTAATCCAACACAAAAGAAATTCAAAGGATATACAGTTATGGTTTATTCTGATGCGATGTTGCCAAACACAGGAACTAAAGCACCAATTTTCTATGGTAATTTATCAGAAGCTATTAAATTTGTTGATTATAATGGATTAATTAGCTTTGCTACTTCAAGTGAAGCTGGATTTATGAGTAATACTACTATTGCAAGACTTATAGAATTTATTGATGTAATTCAAGTGGATAAATCCGATAAGTGCTATATAGCCGGTACTATTGATACTACTGTAACTGGTGCTTAACTAAGAGTTTTTACACTCCTTTAAAATTTAAGGAGGGATAATATATGGATTTAGAGCAAGTAAAAAAGTTCTTAAGAGTTGATTTTAGTGAAGATGATACTTATATAACGCTACTAATTGATGTTGCTAAAGAGTATATAGTAGATGCAGTTGGTAAGTATGATGAAACAAGTGCTAGATATAAGCTGTTGTTATTTAATATCGTTTCTACTTTATATGAAAATAGACAATATACAATAGATAGGAGTAATGAAAAAGTTGCTTATACATTAAAAAGTATTATATTGCAATTACAATTGTAATATATAGGAGTTGATAATGTGGAAGGTTTAAAATTAAATACCCTGCTTGAATTGTGGGGTATGGTACCTTTTAAAAATGAATTAGGTGAAAATGATACAAGAGAAGGGAAAATAAAAGATATATGGTGTGAAGTTATTTCGATAGGTGGAAGTGTTAGCACTATATCCAATACAGAAATAGAGTATTCCAGTGTAACCCATAAAATAAGATGTAGAAAGTTAAGCATAAAAGAACCAAGCAAAGATATGTCTTTTAAAGATAAAGAAGGAAATAAGTACGAGGTACAGTATTTTCAAAGAGATTTTAAGAAAAATAAATTTATAGAGTTTATGACAAAAATATTATATGAATAGAGGTGCTAAATGGGTGAATTTGAATTAAGAGAATGGGAGAAAGAACAATTAGTACAAAAATATAATGAGTTGAAAGAAGAACATGAGGGTATAAAAAGGCAACTAGATGAAGCAGGGGTATTAATAGACCAACTTCATAAAATAAAAGCTGAATGTTTTGAAAAAATGCAAGGTATAAGAAAGGTACTCTTAGAAAAGTATAATTATCCGGTGGTGTAATTATGGCTAATGGATTTAATACTACACAATTAGATAAGTTTAGCAAAGGGCTACTAAATACAGCTAAAAATGAGTATCCTAAAAAATCAAAATCTTTCTTAAGAAAAGAAGCCAGAAAATTAAATAAAAAAAATAAAGCTACTTTTGCCTCTAAGGGTATAGGAGAAGAAACAGGTAATTTAAAAAAAGGCTTTAAAGCTGGTAAATTATATAAGTATAAAGGTAAAGAACTAGCTATAAGAGCTTATAACAGTTCCCCACACGCACATCTACTTAATAATGGGTGGATGCATAAAGCTAAAAATGGGGACGAAAAATTCATTCCAGGATTCCATTTTATAGAGGAATCTGCACAATCATTTAATAGTGAATATTACACAGATATAGACGAGTTTTTAGATGAATTATTTGATTAATTAAGAAAATATTCCTTAAAAATATAAAATATGTTATTCTATATTTGGGGGGTGCATACAATGCAAATGTTCGAAGTAAGAAAAGATATAAACCAAATAAGTGGCAATTATGCAGGCGACTATCCAAATATTGCAATGAGCGGTATGCTGAAGCTAAAAATAGATAAGGATAAATTAATATTTAAGCAACTATGGAAAACATATCATAAATTAGATTTAAAAAATATCACAGATGTACAGCTAAAGACAGAAGAAGAAATAAGCAAAGATGTAACATTAACAAGACTTTTAGTTTTTGGGATATTTGCCTTAGGATTAAAGAAAAAAAGAACCCAAGAAAGATATTTTATTATAATATCTACAGAGGAAGAAGGATTTAAAAACGACTTTGTAATGGAAATAGATAGCGCTAAAGGCTTTGGTTTACCTATGGCGCAAGGATTCGTAAAAACCCTAAGAAAAGAAGTAATAAAATATAGAGATTAAGAATATGCAATGCATATTCTTTTTTTATTTGGAGGGATTATAGATTGTAACATTAAAAGAAATAAATAAGGCTATAGTACAGCAGGTTAAAGAAGGTTTAAAGGATACAGATTATAAAGATATTCAATTTTCATCTACAGATATAAGAGAAAAGATCACAAGACCTTCTTTTTATGTAGATTTTCTTGAAAATAAAACAAGTATGTTAAATGGAGAAGCAAGTCAAAGAAATTTTGATATTGGGCTTTTTTATTTTTCCCAAAATCGAGAAACCAATAAGATTGAACTATTAGAAATGCAAGATTTGTTAAGTCTTATATTCCAAAATGGAATTAAAGTTTATGACGACTATTACATAGCTGTAAATGAGTGTGAATTTGATTCTAGAGGAGAAGAAGGTTTGTTAATAACAACATTAAGTGACTTATATAGTCTAAGTGAAATAGAACAGACCGGAGAACCTTTAGAGGAATTAGAAATGGAAAGGTGGTAAATATATGGCTAATACATTACCAAATATAAATATTTTATTTAAACAGCGCGCGGCAACTTTTACCCAAAGGGGAGGAGTTGCTATTCTGCTTTTAAAGGACGATACAGATAAAAATTTTAATACAGCAGAGTACAAAACACTAACAGATTTGGAACTAGACGAAGCTAAGTATACACCAACCAACTTACAGTACATAAAGGATACTTTATTAGGGAAAACAAGCAAGGTTGCAGTTGTAAGGGTAGATGTAGAAAAAGAATTTACAGATGCCTTGAATATAGTTAAAAATCTATATTCAACCGGATGGATAAGTCTAGTGTCAGAAACTAAAACCGATTATGATACTTTAGTTTCTTGGATAAAGACTAGAAGGGATACAGATAAAAAGACTTTTAAAGCCATAGTTTTTAATCCTACAACACCACCAGATTACGAGGGAGTTGTAGTACTAGGAAATGAAAAAGTAATTTTTAAGGACAACACTAGAGGGGAAAAAGCAGGGTATGAGTTTCTACCCACTCTATTAGGATACATAGCATCTGCCGGGGTAGATACTGGAACGACTTATATGGCTATGGAGAATTTAAAAACTGTTTCAGAACCTGCAAGTACTAATCAAGAAATTCAAGCTGGAAAGCTGATTTTGATAAATGATGAGAACATAGTAAAAATTGGATTAGGAGTTAATTCTCTAACTACATTTACCCAAGATAAAGAAGATTTTTCTTTAATTGAAGTCATAGAAACAATGGATTTGATTAAAGACGATATAAGGAAAACTTTTAAAAATAATTATATAGGTAAATTTAAAAACAAACTGGATAATCAAATGTTATTTATAAGTGCCGTTAATACTTATTTTAGTAATCTAGCCGCGAGAGATGTACTAGACAGTTCCTATAATAATGAAAGCTTCATAGATGTAGAAGCGCAAAGAAAAGCTTGGGTGGATAGTGGAAAGCCAGAAGCTAAAGAATGGGACGATACAACAGTTAAAAATACCACTTTCAAAAGAAAATTATTCTTAGGTGCAAATATAAAGATATTAACTAGTATGACGGATTTAACACTAGTTATCACAATGGAATAGGAGGGGTTTTATGGCTACTAATAAAGGAAATGAAGTTATATCTGGAAATGAAGGACGTGTTTGGATTAATACAGAACTATGGAGCAATTTATCTTCCATAGAAGCTAAATGCAGTTTGGAAACCGAAGACATAAGATTCGTAGGGGATCCAAACAAATATACAAAAATAACTGGAAACAATATAGAGGGCACTGTAACAATTAAAAAGACAGATTCTAGGGCGCAAAGATTGCTAGCGGAAGGGTTTAGGACTTTGAATATGCCAGACATAAGCATAGTTATTGCAACTGCAAAGGTAAATAATAGTAAGGTAGAAAGATTAAAATTAGAAGATGTTACATTTACAGAACTTCAGCTTGCCAAGCTAGAGGCTGGCGCAATGGTAGAGGAAGAACTACCGTTCACAGCAAGTTCATTCGAATATTTAGAATTGATTTAAGGGGGATAAATAAGTATGAGTAAAGCTAAAAAAATAGCGTTAGAGGATTTTATAAAAAAAGCAACTGACAAGTACAATAAAAGAAAAAGAGTTGTAGATATAGAAGTGGAAGGTTTCGGGATACTGACATTTACAAGACCTTCTGACTCTGATTTATTAGAGTTTAAAAATACATTAGCTAATAGTATAAAAATGTCTAAAGATGAAAGCATTGATAAATTAGACTATAGACAAATGTTAAATGCATCTAAAGAACTTATATACAATAGTTGTGAGTTTTTACATAGTAACGAACTTATGCAAGATTTGGAGTGTGGAGAACCTTTTGACATTCCTATTAAGGTATTCGGTATAGATGGAACTATACAACTAGCACAAAAAATAAATGAAGCTTTTGAGGATAGTAATGTAGAAACAGTAATAAAAAACTCATAAGAGGTAATAATGACGAGGGCGGGGAACTAAGTTGGATAAGCTACTACTTAGATAGAAGTTCCCAACCTTTGGATTATTACCTCAATCTAGACGCGTTACAAAAACAATTTTATATAGAGAGTATGCAATATAACATTAAACTTAAAGTTAAATATGATAAATCAAAATTAGATTATATATTTGGGGAAGGTAAAAAATAACCTTCCTTTTTATTTTGTAAGAAAGGAGGTTATATATGGCTTCAAAAACCATAGGTGTTGTCCTTTCTCTACGCGACCAAATGAGTAACCCACTACTGAAAATAAACAAAAATGTACAAGGGGTTTCTAAAGAAGCAAAGAGAGCTTCACAACAAGTTGCGAATTTTGCTACCAAAGCACAAAAAGGTTTTGAAAAAGCAGGAGACAAAGTTTTAAAATTTGGTTTAGGATTGGCAACTCTCGCAGGAGGGTTGATAGTAAAAACAGGTGTGCAAGGATTGGGCGAATTAGACGAAGGTGCTAGAAAAGTTAAATCAATAGCACAAGATAGCTTGCAATTAGATAACATTCAAAAAGGCCTGCTTAAAACGTCAAATGATACAGGAATTGCCGTAAAAGAATTATCTGATACGCAGTATGATGCTATATCATCTGGTGTGAAAGCAAATGAAAGTATACAAGCAGCGGTTACATCAGCTAAACTGGCTAAAGCTGGATTTTCAGATTCTAATAGCTCTCTTAAAATACTAACTTCTACTATGAATGTCTACGGGTTAACAGGTCAAAAAGCAATGCAAAGCATATCGGATAAACTGTTAGTTACTCAAAATCTAGGTGTGACAACCGTTGGGGAATTGGCGAATTCGATGGGATCATTAACACCTATTGCTAAATCTGCTGGTTCTTCTATAGATGAAATGTTAGCAGGAATGGCAAGCTTAACAAAGAATGGATTGAAAACAGAGGAAGCGGTAACATCTTTAAAATCTGTGTTTTCAAGTGTAATTAAACCAACCGAAGAAGCTTCTAAAACCGCTCAGCAATTAGGAATAGACTTTTCAGCGTCTGCGTTAAAAAGTAAAGGATTTGCCAAATTCTTAGAAGAGATAAAAGTTAAAACCGGCGGAAATACTGAAACTATGGGTAAGTTGTTCGGAAACGTTAACGCGTTATCCGGTGCTTTGGTACTTACAGGAAAAGGGTTCGGAGACTTTAATACAAGTCTAGACGCTATGCAAAATAGCGTTGGGCTGACTGACAAAGCTTTTGAAACAATGAATAATAGTTTAATAAGTAAATTTGGGAAAATGAAAAACAGATTAACAAATATGGCTACT